CTTGAAAAAAAGCCTGAAAAGAAGAAGGTTACTATGGTAAAGGCACCCAGATTCATCAAGCTTATCTCTGGTCCAACAGTAAGCCAAGAAGAGATTGATGAGATGGTTATGTCAGAAATAAGGAAAAAGCTTGGAAGATTAATTTAAATTTACTCATTTTCACTAAAAATTCTTATTATTAAATGATGGTGTAGCCAGAAACTGGAACCGTAGCTGATAAGGCAGGATATCCAACGGACAGGCAACCGAAGTAAAAACAATAAAGAAAGAAGGATATAAATATGAAATTCGTTAAATTGTTAAAGAAATACATGGATGAATCTGACACCGTTTATGAAGTAGGTTCAGTCCTTGAGGTTTCTGATGACATTGCTGAAGAGCTTATTAAGGCAGAAAGAGCCGAAGCGCATTCAGGTGTTGTAAAAGAAATCAAGGCAGAAGATGTTGCTGGTGAAGTTAAGAAAGCAGTTGCAGAAGCTATGAAAGAAGCCAAACCCGTTGAAACTAAGGCGGTTACGGTTGAAGTCGTAGAAAATGCACCTCTCTGGAAAGATACTGGCGATTTCTTGGAAGCCGTTAAGAAAGCAGCTAGAGGAAACGTTGACGAAAGATTGTTCAAGGGCTCCGGCGAAGGACAGGAAGAAGCAGATGACACTGAGGGTGGATATCTCGTCGAACACAGAATCGGTAAAGAAATCTATGCCGCATGTCAGCAAGCATCAGTTTTGCTTCCTAAGTGCGATTCGTTAGAAATTGGCCCGATGAGTAATGGTATGAAAATCAACCAGGTTAATGAAACACTTCGTTCTGCTACTAACCTTTTCGGTGGTGTCAGAATCTATTCGATGGCTGAAGGTGCTGCAAAAACACCATTCATTCAGAAGTATGCACAGGTTGATATCGACCTCGGAAAATATGCTGCCGTTTCATATATGACCGACGAACTTATGCAGGATCGTACTGCTCTTCGTAGCTTCATCGCTGGAAACGTTGGACAGGCATTCGGTTGGGTAATCGATGACGACATCCTTCATGGAACGACTAACGCTGCAATGGTAGCTATTGAAAACCATGCATCAACGGTTCAAGTTGCTGTTGCTGGAGCTACTCCTACGACTGCCGAGCTAATGAACATGTATGTTGCTATGTTGCCTTGCGCTGTATCAACTGCGGAATGGTATATGAGCTTGGTTCAGTACTCTGGCATATCTCAGTTGGAAAGTACTGCTGGTCAAAGAGTTGTCCAGCCTGATTATAAAATCAGTCCTTACGGAACGCTCTTCGGACGTCCCATAAATATCATCGAACAAGCAGACGTTGCAGCTAATGATACTTCAATCATGTTCTTGAACTTGAAGTATTACTTGGTTATCAAGAAGGGTGGAATGGCTGAGGCCACATCAATCCACGTCCGTTTTTTGGAAGATGAAACGGCGTTCAGATGGGTTATGAGATTAGGTGGAAGTCCTAAATTGGCAAGTACTGTTACATTGCCTGATGGTTCAATTGTTTCTGGTCTAGTTACCAGGGACTAAACGTAGTTAGATTGGGGGATGGACGGAGAAAAAACCGTCCATCCCCTTCATCAACCGCCGAATACTAAGGCGAATACAAGGAGATGAAAATGAAGAAGGCACGAAGAAAAGAGTTAGGTGAGGCTCTTCAAAAGCTCATCAAAGGTGATCGACTTACCTTTGCAGTTACCAAACAAACCGGCCAGGAAGAAGGCACAAATGACGAAGGCGGCTTCCTGGTTCAGAATAACCTAATTGCCGAGATTTTAGCACCTAATTTCATGACAGGCACTCTGTATGAAAGGTGTAACATCTTTAATCTTGGCGATAACAACAACAGTGGTGCTCGAATACCAATCGCAAACGAACCAACAAGAAATACATCGGGTATTCGTGGTGGAGCACTTGCCTATTGGGTCGAAGAAGGAATTGCTAAAACACCAAGTATCGCAGAATTCAGTATCATAGATTTAGATCTTAACAAGGCTGCTGTTGTTATTTGGCTTACGGACGAGATCAAACAAGATTCTGAAATGCTTGTTCAGTATGTTCAGAAAACAGCCCAAGAAGCTATTCAGTGGCTTGTTGACAGAGCTATCCTTTATGGTAACGGCGCTCAGTTAAACGGTGTTGCTACTCATGCCTGTACTGGATTTAGTGCTATTGCTAACCCTATTACGGCTGCTAACTTAAAAGATATCTTTGACCTTTATTATGGTGGAAAAGATGGTGTATGGGTTTTGGGTCAGGATTTATGGATTGAAATTACGAATCTATGGGATACGGCTACTCAAACGCCTCAGATACCTTTGACATGGGATGCAGATGGTAATGCAAGGCTTTGGGGATATCCGGTTGTTGTAACCGATGTCATGTCAGACAGAAGTATTTGTATAGGCGATTTCAGTCAATACGTAATTATCCAAAAAGAAGTTAATGCAGCTGTTAGCGAATCTCTGAAGTTTCTCGAGGACGAATCCTGTTTTCGCTTTGTTCTACGCATAAACGGTGAACCTACGTGGGTAAGTGGATTGACGGTTCAGGATGGCTCAATTGTCCATCCATTCGTTATGTCTACTGGCGATGATCAGAGTTCTTCGAGTTCTGTAAGTTCTTCAAGCTCTTCGAGTCATAGTTCTTCAAGCTCAAGCTCTTCTGTTGACTCTAGCAGCTCTACTTCGAGTTCGAGCCATTCTATCTCTTCAAGCTCATCGAGTTCTGGAGAATATAGTCAGAGTTCTGCAAGCACGAGTTCTTCCAGCTCTGTAGAGTATAGTTCTAGCTCTTCAAGTTCGGTAGAATATAGCTCAGGCTCAAGTTCTTCGAGTTCCAGTTCTTCAAGTTCTTCAAGTTCGCTTGAAGGATGCTGCTCTATTTACGCTGGAACGGCGTTTACCACAGACGCTTTGAACGGCGACTGGGCATATGATGGACAGTATAACGGCAAGCCTTCGTATGTAAACCAGCTTGGTACCTACTACATGTGGTACGACGATGAAGATGGCTATTGGGCAATGAGCAATGATAAAGGTGATCCGGAAAATCAGTGGGTAAGCTCTACTGACACGCCTGTTGATTGCCCCGATGGTGACACATGGGTAGACGAGGCTGGTGTTATTACTTGCACAGAGATGAGTTCAAGTTCGTCTAGTTCAAGTTCTAGCTCTGAGAACTATAGTGATAGTTCTGCAAGTACTCCTAGTTCAAGTTCTAGCTCTCAGGACTCTAGCTCTTCTAGCTCTACTGATGGTCAATAATTAAAATGGGTGGGCTGAGTCTATTCTCGGCCCACCCACTCAGGAGGAATCATGGCCGGACAAACAGGAATTACTAACACCTACTTGTATCTTCAGTATGTTAACGATCAGAATGACGATCCTTCTGCTGATCCTTCTGCATTGGATACTATAAAGGCTACGATTGACCAGGTAAATGAATTAATTGGTCAGAAATGTGCTAGAAATTTTGGTTCAGCAACATACAAAGAGTGGGTTGAAACAAAAGGCGAATCGTATGTTGTTTTAAACAATTATCCAATTACAAAAGTAAAATTATTTTCTCCAAACTCTGTTGATGTATGTACGGTTGAAGGAACTGGATTCTCTATCGCAACGGTAAGTTCTAACAACTCGTCTGTAGTTCTTTCTGCCATTGCAACAGATGGATCAACAGAAACAGAAAGCGTTTTAAATTACTCAAGTTATGCAAACGTAAGTTCTTTAGTTACTGCGATTGATAGTGTTTCTGGGTGGGATGCAGAAGTATTGAGTGATAGAGGAAGTAACTTAACATCTCTTATAAGGCCAATAGATTCAGAATGGGCCTTAGACGAAAAGGTGTATTTAAACGGTCCATATTTAGGAAGCAAGGCTAGAATAAGTTATGATTCAGATGCCATACTTGATTTAAGTGGATATAACGGCACTGTTTTTGTTTGGTACACGGCAGGCTATACGCTTCCAGTATGTGATGCTTCAGGTGGAACGCTAAGTACTGTTGGTAATGTCCCGGCCGGTTTAACTCTTGTAGCCAATGAAATCATAAAGGACTATCTTAATTCTAAGGATGAAGATAGGAATATGAAGGAAGAAGATCAGGGTGATTATAAGTTCATCAGGGATGGAATTTCTTCAGCTATCTCAAGGCACTGGTCAGACCTTAACCAATTTGCACGTAAATCGGTATAACATGTCTAGGAAAACTCTACAAAATTCAGTAATGAGAGTTAAGAGATTGAAGCTTAACGAGCAAGATACTATTGGCGGTATAAGCCAAACGAAGATAACTGTATTTACTGCTCCTTGTAGAATACGTCAGCTTGCAGCCAATGAAGTTCCTTTAGGTGGTAAGGATGGTGTAATTTCAACCCATCGTGTTTATTGTGATTCATTAAATATTCAGCATCAAGATGAAATTATAATTAACAAAACAATTTATGATGTTAATGATTCAAATCCTGGATCGTTTAAGAAAAATTCATTAGAAATTGATGTGACTCTTAGGAAATAATATGCCAGCAATTTTAGAGTGGAATCAGGATGCAGTTATAAACACTGAAAAGGATGTGTTTAGGAAAACGGCTAAGGTTGCAACTCTTTTAAAAGATATGGTTAAAGAATCTATGGGTAAGTCTGGATTTCCTAGAGTTATAACAGGAAAGTTAAAGAACTCAATAGTGGATAAAAAGATAGACAGGGCTACGTATGAGGTTTCATCGGATGTTGAGTATGCACCCTATGTTGAATTTGGAACAAGTCATTCAGCACCCTATCCTTATTTCAGGCCGAATATAAATAGGCTAAAGGGAAGAATAAAAGGAGTACACGAATAATGGCTTGTAAGGGGTGTAAAAAGAATAGGAAGAGGTTTAAGAAAATGGTTGAAGAACAAAAATATACTAAAGAAGAAATACATTTTATGAAAGTATGTCCTCATGGTGTTCCTGCTGGATATATGTGTCAGAGTTGCAAAAAGGTAATTGAAATACCTGCAGATGCTAAGTTACAACCAAAAGTAGAGGAAGTAAAACCAGATGCTTAAGGCACTTCAAACTTCGATTATGACTCGGTATAACTCTGCTGCCGGGGCTACTTTACGTGGCATGGTCCAGTCAATGTGGGAAGATCTTGCCCCTGCTGATATCGTTTTAGGAACTCAGACCGGACAAGAACTAAGAGATAGTGTTCTTCCTTTTATTACGTTCTCTATAATTACAACTGGTTTAGATATGGATTTCTGTTCAGATTTTTATTCACCATTAGTTCAATTTACGGTATTTGGTGATGGAAACAATAAAAGTTCACTTCCTTTGTTAAATATTGGTCGTGAATTATTAAACTTGTATCGGGGTAAATCACTCCCAATGGCTGATGGATATACGATGATAAAGGTGGATTTGAACGATCAACGTAAAATACTTGATGAAAATAAGATGTGGCAGATAATTTTCGATATGGTGTTTACTGTTCAGATTGCAGTAACGAGAGAGATAATAACATAAAAAAGGAGATGCTATGGCTGCTATTGCTGGATATGGCGGAACAGTCGATGGTGCTTGCAACGAAGTAAAATCGTGGGAAGTTACTATTACTACTGAAATGCTTGACGCAACTGATTTCTGTTCTAGTGGATGGAAAGAATTTGTGGCTGGCTTAAAAGGTGCAACTGGAACTCTAACTTCAACAGAACGTTATACAGGTGCTGGCTCAATAATACTTGCCAATACTCTAGGTGGTGTTTCTATAACCGGCGATGTACTTTGGAACGAAGAAACCATTACAAACGCTGTAGATGGTTT